CTTATATATTTGATATGATTGAAAATACAACCGTTTCCAAAAAACTGACATCCGCATTGAAGGTAAATCATCAATTAAATCAACAATCACCAAGGAACTCTGACTCCGTTTATATAGGTTCGAATCCTGTTTCCCCAGCCATAAAATCAAGCACTTACACACTTCGTAAAAATCGGGCAACATCCACAAACATCCACATTTTTATTGACTTTTGGAAAAATTGTGTCCATAATTACCCCACAAATCAGGGGGAGAATGAGGTTACAATGCGTAACTTTTCTTTCCCTGTTTTTTTTCTTTGTATTTTTATCTTGGTTTCCGGTTGCGTGTCAATGAAAAACAATATCAAATCGTGGGATCGTTATGATACGGCGCGGCAACTTGTCGTCAGCGGCACGTTATTAACTGATTGGTCGTTGACCGATTACACGGCGCGGCATCCGGAAAGTAGGGAAGAAATCAATCCCATTTTAGGTAAACATCCGTCGCCCGGATCCGTAGCTGTTTATTTTATCGGCTGTGGCACGATACACACCATAGTAAGCGCTCTTTTGCCGCAAAAAATAAAGGATGACAAAGGTAATCCCGCCAAGATTTTCGGGATAAAAGTGAATCCTCGCGCGTTGTGGCAGTATTTCTGGATCGGGACAGAGGGCGTCTTTATCGGATACAGTTTGTAACAAAAATAAAAGGCCGGAATAACCGGCCTTTTATTACTCGCCGCTGGTCAATCCGATAATTTCCAGAGCACATGAGCTTTGTTCCGGTCCGGGCATGACCATATTAAAACTATCATACTTGCCATAAATAATCATGCTGCTATAAGTTTCACTTCCCACCCACACTCTAAATTGCGCACGATCTTCACTCAATGCTTTATATATCGCGTCGAAAGATGTATTTTCTATCAGCAATGAACAAGTCATTTTTTTAGAATAGCCTTTTTCGGTTATATCCCAGTTGCCCCACGCGTCCGCATCGATCGTGGAATAATCTTCGATCCCGCACTGCACGCCATATTCCATTTCACCCAGATATAACTGGTTGCCGATAATCAGTTCACCGATCGCGGCGGTGCCGCTTTTGTTGATTGTTACTGTCAGGATCCCCGTAGCAATTTCCGGAATATCATTTTTCACGACATCGGTTTTTGTTGATCCGGTTGTCACTGTTTCGCTGTATTCAGTCGGGCACAACCTGATATTGTCAAACCAGACGATATCACCGTTGGCTTTGCCCAGGAAACTTATCTTGATGCTGGTACAACCCGCCGGCGTAGTAAAAACATAACTACACGAAGCATAAGCTGTGTCGGAGGTTAAGTCTGTTGTGGCCTTAATATCAGCTGAATGAGTCATATCATAAACGGCATACTCCGCCGTGTCGCCGGAAGTGTTTTTATAAAGGAACAAAAGCTGATATTCGGTTGCGGCTAAAACGGTGATGGTCTGGCTCATTCCCTCCGCGGTATCATTGGTAGTGATTTTAATGGCGCCGGAATCGATAGTATAATCTGCCGGCGTTTTTACTTTGTCCCATGATGTTGGTTGAGTTGTTCCCGTGGCTCCCGTAAAACTCTGGCCGTTGGTTACTAAATCATCAGCGCTGTCAATTAAGACAATATCCACCGTATCAAAATCTATATCCATGAGAGCCACGCTATCGATTATTTCGCCGGGAGTAAGCACATATTCTATCTTTGTCGCTTGCTCAGTACGGGCGCCAAATTTGGCATTAAACGCTCGCCAACGGTTTGTGGAGCCGGTTTCGAGCCAATCGGTGCTTCCGACAGGGGTAGTGTTTGTATCTTCAATTAGACCTAGTCCAGTGGCGATTTTGATATAATCTATATGTGACGTTTTGGCACCGGCTGTATTACAAAATTGACATATCGAAAGAAGTTTGTTTGTGCTGGCCACTTCATAATCACAATCAAAAGTCCCCTGAGACGCCCACGCGCCGCCTTCCTCTTTCAGAAATACTTCGCAAGTTGCGGTTGATTCCGTTGTTTTATTGATTTGAAATCTCCAATATTGCCAGGCAGCGCTGGAACTGCATTTTACAATACCAGGAAGAATCAGTGTTGAAACACCAGGTGCTTTAACCATACCGAGACCATCTGACGCAAAAGCAATTTGAAAACTCCATGTTGAGTTTGATAGAGAAACTGCTAAAAAATCGCCATTTGATGTAGTCCCCAATGTATCTAAATATGTTTTTATCTGAATTGTCAGTGTAGTTGGGATTGCTGATGACAAAATTCTTTCTCTGTAAGCATTATACATTGAACCGGCAGGACCGGTAGCGTAAAATCTAAACTGCCCAGTAGGGGATACTTCAGAAATACAACCAGAATAATCAATGTCCGTCCAATCGCTTATATCCGAACAATCCTCATCTAAAAGATTAGCTGTTAATCCCGCACTTTGAGGAACTTTACATAAATATGTTTTGTGAATATTGGCTGTCGAAGTGGCCACCATAGCAGTATCGTTCACGGCGTAGGCTGTTCCGGGACTAAACTCCTGCAAATCCACTTCCGGGACGTTGGAACCTGTAAAAATCGTATCGGTTATTGTTATAGGATCAATTTTATACATGGTGAAACTCCTAAATATTTACGCTTCGCGATCTGGATTCCCGCCTCCGCGGGAATGACAGAGAAAATCGAAATGACATCAAGTGGTACGCTCTGGCGGCAGACCATTGCGATCCCACTTATCAAATTTATTAGCGGTCTTTTGTGAATAAGTGGCATTAACAACATTGCCGCGCCTTATTTCGTCCCGTGTTGCCCGGAGTTCGGCGATAAGAGCATCGACATCAATTAATGATTTGCTGTCTTTATTGCTGACTACTCTTGCCGCAGAATCGAAAAATACAGGTTCCGGACCTTGTTCGCCGACTATTGCCCAGCCTCCCGGCGTATATCCGCCATCCGCATAATGGGGAAGGCCGGCCAGTGCTCTTTGGTATTCAATACTTGTTGCGTAATCGGCTGCGTTGATGCTGCTCTTGGCCTCTTCCAGGTAATCGTAATATTTATCCGCTGTGCCGCTGATGGCCATGAGCGCGTAATAGGCTTGCTGAGATATGCCGGGAGTTTCGACGATGTCCCGATATCCTTCTCTTGTTGTCGGCAGTGAATAACCGTAAGATGCCAAAACATTTGTCAGGGTTTTCTTGTAGTCCGCCTGTTTTTCCGCATCGGAGAAAAACGCATCGTAGTAGGTCGAGTAGGCGTCGGTTAACTTATCCAGACCGCCGGCGACTTTGATTAATGATTCGCTGAATTTGATAAATTCGCTTGTGGTCCCGCTGAATGTCTGATTCGTCAGTTCGAGGATCCTCGCGATTGTTTCCTTGTCGGAAATCAGCCGGACGGCGGTTTCCATCAGGCCTTCATTGAGTTGCTGGTACTGAGAAATAGCGTCGCCGAATATTGCCTCCACAGCGGTGTCGGAAATATTGGATATGTATTCCTGTAGGGCTTTGTTCATTTCTTCTGAAGTCATGCCCTGAAGATTTAAATTTTCAGCTTTAAAGGCGTAATTAAGAGCCTTGTTAACATCTGTGCCAAGTTCTTCGGAAAGCGTGACCAGCGTGGAGCCAAGACCTTTATAAACCAGGGTGAGCATCCGCGTGACGCTGCTATTCAACGCGGCGTACTGATAACTTACGCTTGTGTCGTCGCCCTCAAACCATCCCCCTGATGTTACTGTTTTAATGAGGGCGTATTGTTGAGCTTTCAATTGCCCTGACAATATATCGCTTATTTTATTTGCGCCGAAAGCTATCCCGCCGCCGGCAATCGAAGTTTCCGTATCGCCACCAAATAAACCGTTGCTAAGCCAATTAACCGCAGAATTTGCAAAACCGAATAGCGCGTCCTCTAATTTTCCAAGGATGTCATAATTACCAAAAAGGTAAGAATTGATTTGCTTCATGGGATCTAACGAGTAATTCAGCAAGTCGCTTATGGCGGAATTAAACGTTGAGATAATCCCTGATATTCCAGTGATGGAATCACCTGTCATAATCCCCATTGTATCTGTGGAAATCCCGCCGGTCCGGACAATAGAAGTTACCAGGCCAGTTGTGTTATCGTTTAGGTTTCGGATCTCATTGTAGATGTTTGTCAGTTTGACGTTTTCAAGGTCATAGGTATCTTTTAAAATCTCCAGAGAATTGGCAATTGATTCGCTGCCGGTACCGGCTTCCGCGCCAAGAACGGTGCTTCGGCTTGATGCTGGCGGAGCTGCAGCGGCGGATCCGTTGACTGATTCGCCGATGGTTGCCAATAAAGCCCCCATAGCCGCAGCCATAGCCGCAATACGCACAAAAGCGGTATAGGGATCGCCCATGCCCTGTGTGGCAATAGCGCCCACGGCTTGGACAACTACTACGGCACGTTGAGCGATTTCCATCGCTTTTGCCGCGTCTTCCCATCGTTTAGCGTCTTCGGAGCCTTCTTTATATAGTTTGCCGATATCAGAAAAGGCAGAGCCTAACTGGCCAAATCCTTCAGAAATATAATCTGTTTTTTTCTTGAATAAGTCGTATTCTAATTTGCCTTTTTCCTGAGCGGCCCACTTTGCAGCGGCAACATCATCTTTGTATAAATCAGCAAGGCGTTTTTGTTCTTCGTTGATCCACGATAGTTTATTCTTCCTGAAATCCTCTTCGTAGCCTTCGATTTGGGAATAGTAGTCAGCCCGGTCAGCCATTTGCTGCTGTAACGCGTTTAATACTTCCTTGCCGCTTGCTTTGGATATCGCATCCCAGGCATTCTGTGCCTCTTCGAAGGTAATAACGCCGGCATCCATAAGTTGTTCAACTTCGCGATATCGGCGGCGTTCGTTTTCGACGATCTGAGCCATGACGCGCGCGTGATCGTTGAGAATATACTCGTTAGCTTCGGCCATGATACGTTGATATTTTTCTATTCCGCGGGAATAGCCCTCAGCATCAAAGCCGGACGTTTCCTTTGTGCCGGTTATTTTGGCGGCCTTGGCGGCTGGACGATCGGCGTCCGGATATACTGTCCGCTTCCCGGATTTGCCCATTTTATCAAGCGCGCTGCCTACTTTGTCCGTTGCGATCAATAAATCATATTGTTTAGATGTCCAGCCTAATGTAGCGTCCTTTGCTTCCAATATCCGCGCCCTTGCATCGCTTATGGAATTCGCCGCAAGGTCCATGGCCGTTGATAATCCTTTGGCGCCGACGGCATCGGCAACCAGGCCGACTAACATCAATAAACCTTTTACAGGTGTCCATAACAAATCTAAAACGTGGAGAATCCTTTCTCCGCTGGACATAAATGTTACGGCCAGAAGTCCGGCGGTCACCTGTAAAGCCTGAATCGTTTTGAGAAATACCAGTCCCAAAAATTCCTGAACATCCTGCCACTGATTTTTCAGGTGCTTCCATTGCCCGGCATAGGTTAATAGTTCCGCCTGAGCCGCGCCGCCGAACCGTTGTTCCAGCTGCATTAAAACAGCGCTAAACTTTTCCGCTTTGGGGATCTGATCATCGATGACAATGCCGTACCGGCCAAGCGCGGCTGTATTACCGGCGTATGCCTTGCCCAACAACTCCGATACGGTCTCAATGGATTTTCCGGTGAATGACGCCATGTCAGCGGCGGCCATTGTCGCGCGTTTGACTTCTTGATTGGTCATGCCGAACGATTTTAATGTGCCCATGATCGATTTAGCCATGTCGTCTTCAACGGCAGTGGTTCTTTGCATTTGTTCGGAATAGGCCACTAAATCGCTGAGGGCCGCCCTTGAATAATCGCCCTGATTTTTCATGGCCAGGCCGAGTTTCATGACGGCCGTTTCGGCTTCCATGTATGCCTGTATTGAGGGAATAACAGCGGCATAGGCCGCGGCCGCTGCGGCAGTAAAACCAAACCAGTGAGACTTGATTTTCGAGAGGATGCTGCCGGTATGCGATTCCAGGCCGGTCATGGATGACTTGACTTTATCAATCCCGGTGATCGCTCCAGAGGGATCTGATGATATTCGTACTTTTACTTCGTTGTCAGCCATGGCTCGTTCCTCTCGCATCGTGAAAGGTGAAGGGGAAAAGTGAAAAGATATTTAATTCACTTTTCACTTCTTATTTATCTCTTCCAAAAAAACATTCTCATAAGCTGCCAGCAGTCGGTAAAAATGGCCGGTGATTAAAATGCCATCACTCTCGGCAACGTCTTTGACAACTCTCCAGTCCAGAGCATGTACTCCCTCGCTTGTGCGCCGGAGTTGAGACTGACACAGCAGGAAGCACCCCAAAGCCGCCGCTGTTTCTTCGTCCATTTCCGGCATTCTGTTTTTGCAAGTCGCGCAGGGAGTCTCAATCTTTTTTTGTTTTTTCGCCGCCCGGCACTTCTTGCAATATTGTTGCCCCTGTCGCCCATGGAGCCATCGGGCGACGGCAATTATTTTTTTATTTCTTCGGCCTTCGTTTCATTTGCGGCGCTTTCCTGACTCTGCGAAAATGCCCAGACCCAATCCTTTATCTGCAAATCATTCATCAATGCTTTTTTACTGGCCAGATCCAGTGGAGAGGGAAAAGGCTGGCCTTCCTCATTACCAAAACCTTCCTGATCTTCGATGATAAAATCGGTCAGTTTGTCGTTGTAGCCCTCTTCATCTGTCAGTTTTTCGACCGGGACCATGCGGTGTGATCCTTTTTCCGCCTGCATTTCTGTCCGGATAAATGGTTTTCTCAATTCAATAAAAACATCAGCGCTTACTTTGCGGATCTTCAGTTTTGCTCCGGGCGCGTATGTGCCCCAGACGCCGGCCGGCCAGTTGTTTACATCGAATTTCTTTGTGTTGATTTTCAGCATAAAGTCTCCTTATAAAAATGTTCTAAGTTCTATGTTCTAAGTTCTACGTTCAGGGCATAACATTGAACCTTGAACGTAGAACGTTGAACTATTTAAGATAACGCCTGCGTGTTGAGCAGGACCATTCTTGCCGCGGTCGCGTCGGCGTCGTTCTCGTAATAGGCTTCAAACTCGAAGTCCACAACTATGCCCTGATCGCCGGGAATGACCGGGGATGCCGGCTTGATGACCAGTTCATCAAAATAAATGGACAGTTTTTCATTGCCGGCTGTGCCTGCGCCTGTGCCTTTGGTCAGGACGATAGACAGCGATGTCTCTGTATTGGCGATTGCCTTGTCGTACAGAGTCGTATCCTCAAATATGCAGGTAATCTTGCCGGTGACTTTGGCCCGTTTTGCGGGAAGCGAATATCTTTCGCCCGTGCCGTCGATAACGTAACTGCCGCCGTCCAAACTGTTGTCGATGCTAAAATTCCAGTCTGTCACGGTACCCAGCGGCGAGGCATTCTCCGATATTACGGCCTCAAAGGCATCAAACGGAGTAAAGGCGTCATCAATGCCGTTATCGTCAAAGGATACTGTCTTTTCGGTTTCCTTACAGCCCATGATTGAAATGCTGCCGTCAATAAAGCCGTCCGCTTTCCCGGACATTTTGAGCGAACTAACCTTACAGCCGTTGTAAACGAAATACTTGTCGATATCGGTAAATCCTTTTTCGTAGACGAATGACGGCAGAGAACCGACCTTGAATACATGCTCATAATAAGTCGTGTTGTCTGTTGATGTTACCGACCCCAGCGCGTAATGAAGCAGGCGCTGGATAAAGGGATGCGCCTCAAAACTGAGATCGCCGCCGACATCATAACTGCCGCGTACCGGCTTGCTGGGATTGCGGCTATTGCGAATTGTCGAAGATGAATTCAGGTTGCGGTTTAACCGGACGCTTTCCGACTTGAATGGGATAACTATTGCCTGGTTAATCGCGCGGATATCGTCAATCCAGAACGAATGACCGGCCTTGTCAACTACATTTTTAATGCCAACGCTGACAATAGCCGTGCATGATGCCGGCGCGACAAGGGCAATTTTGACCTGGGTCCATGTATCGGCAACCAGCGCCGGAATATCCAAACTTTCCACCGGCGACGCGCATTGAGCCGTGTTATCCAGCAATATCTGCAAATCGCCGGCAGACAAAGCGACGCTGCTTTTAACCCAGGCGACGATGTGCGTGTAATCCGACAGATCTTTCGCCGTACAATCATCCGTCGCCATAATATCCCCGGCAGACAAACCGGCGGCGACTACCATTTTAGCGGATTTCGAGCCGACTTTAAAATTCCCCGCGGAACTATCCGCCGATGCGACAACGTCCGCGTCAACCAATTCATCCCATGCCGCCTCGCATGTGTGAATGACCAATTCCGGCGAAGACTTAAATGTATCCTCCGTCGCCATTATTATCCTTGATTTCGATCCTTGTGCTTGTGACATTGTTTTATCCTCCTCATTAATGTTCTATGTTCTAGGTTCTAAGTTCTAAGTTCTAAGCCCCAGATATCATTGAACTTAGAACATTGAACAACTACGTATACGGGTTCCATGCCTTTGTTTGATACGTTATTGTAAAGTTCATGGTCGCCCTTGATACTATGTTGCTGTTTTGCGCCGTCTCAATTTTATTGCTGCCGGGATATGTGCCGATAGCCAACGCACTCCATTTCGGATCCGTGCCGATGGCCGTCTCGATATCAGCCAGAACCTTCCGCGCTGTTGCAACCGTTACACTTCCCGCCGCGACTCTGATTTCAATCTCGATGTTTAGTTGATGCCGATGATAGCCCAGACTTCCTTCCGTCGCCGCGGAATTGTTTTCGTCCGGATCCCGATAAACCAGCGCGATGCTGTCCGCGATTTCGCTTGTTTCCGGCAGCCAGGGATCGACGTGCCATCCGGCGTTGGTGTTATAGCCGCCGGTTGTTAAGATGGTTTTTAATCGCGTGTCAATCGCGTTAATTATTTGCTGGCGTTTACTGTCGCTCACTTCGCTCCCTCCTGTTCTAGGTTCTATGTTCTATGTTTTTAACGTTGAACTTTGAACGTTGAACTTAGAACCTGAACTTTCAATCTATTGAAAGTTCGATTACACTCATGCCATCGTCTGATTCATGCGGCGGCTCTTTTATTTTGTATGTCGTCCCCTTAACGGTTATGGTTTCACCATGTACCGCGGATCCGAAGACGGAGGTTAATCCTTCAACGGCAATCGCGTAGGCTTCCATGCCTAGTTCAGGCGCCCAATCCTGATGAAAGAAAACTCTTGTCGGTACCGCCGTGCCGGATGTCGGCGTATAGATGGCATCATCGCCTACGTTGGGATCGTTAAGCATATCTATAATCGCCGTTTCGAATGCTGTTGTCATTTCTTCTTCTTCCTTTTTTGTCTCTTTGCTTTCTTCGCCGCTTGTTTGCGGCGGACCGTGCCAGTGATCATGTTATTCCTTCTTCAATATTTCATCATTGGAATTGGTCAGTAGATTTTTGCCGAGATAAAGAATCCCGACACTAAAAGCTTTAATTCCCCAGGACTGCAATTCCTTGACCCCGGGCAGATTCCCTGCATCCATTCCCGTAGCCACAAAAACTATAAATGTCCCGATGATGAGGAACAATGCCCGGCGCAAATCCTTGCCGTCTAGTCTTCCAAGTTCTGATTTATTCATGATTCTTACCTCCTTCTATGATAAGTCAATTTAACTCCGGCGAAGCCGATTAAATTATCTTGTGAACCTCGTATTTCCCCGACTGCGCCGATATTTGTATTCGCTACTCTGGCAAAATCCCATTGGAGACCGCCGGCTATTTCAACATTTCCCTTGGTGTTCATTCCGCCTTCAGCGTAGATCAGCAGATCGTTTTCAAAACCGAAAAATGACAAAGGTTCTTGCTCTGCGCTTATTTTAATCTTGCCCTCTGCGGTGTCCCACGTTGCCAGGACGTTTGTTTTCCCTTCCCATGGAGGGAGTTCTGCGGTGTCCGTAATCTGAATATTGGGATTTGATTTAATCGGATCGCCAATTTTCAACTTCTTGACAGCTTCTTCTTTCTTCAGCACTTCAATCGGTACGGTTGCTTTTACTCTTTCCCGGGGGATATCTTTGGCCTTCTTCATATCTTTGGCTTCAGTAAATGTCTCAGAAGTAACCGGAGAATCGGAAAACCAGTTATAAATAGCGGACGCTCCGGCCAACGCACCGACAATAAACAAAATGCCGAATATAATTTTTAATCTTAATTCCAGTTCGCGCCACTTCACGATCAATCACCCCTCCTCTAATTCCTCAATTATAAAATCTGCTCTTGTCGCGTGAACGTCGTTGTACCATTTACTCAATACGGTTTTTCCGTCGGCATATTTCAATTCGTTTGCTGCGCCTTCCCAATCTTTAATGTTTACGTTATGAACAAAACGTGGGAATTTTTTGCCTATCTTTCCCGCACCCATATTGAAGACCAATTCAATTAAAGCGTCCTGCCGTGCCTGAGAAAAAGAATCGATTTCGGGAAATAACTTCTTTGCGGCAGATCGGGCAATAGCGATATCCTTATCCAATATTATTTCAGCTTCGGCCTGTGTATGATTAAAAACCTCACCTTTTTTAATTAAATGACCGTAATAAATAGTAGGGAATCCGTTGGTATCGGGATACTCATAGGGACTGTACCCTTCCATTTGCTTCAATCTTTCTTTTAATCCGGAGTTTTTCATCTTAGTTACCTAGTCAGTCGCCCTTCTGTGTTGTGGTGGCGGAGTAATAAATACTTTACCGGTCTGCGCTTTTGTACATTCTTCATTGCTACAGAGGATTTCATGCCCATGATTATCGAACATGAAGAAAATATTATCTGTGGCCTGCTTCAGGGATTCTTTTACATCATCAATACATTTTTCGATTTTATTACGATGGGCTTCGTCAAGCGCGGTTTGCAGTTTCTCTTTCTTGTCTTCATTGCGATACTTTTTGGTTTGTTTATATCCGATGTATAAAACAACAAGCGCCATAACCACGTTGATAATCTTGAAGAAAGTATCCATCTTGACAATCCCCTTTTAATTTATTATTGACTCTCATGGGTGGGCAACCAGTTACCCTACTGGTGGATGTGTCAGCATCCGGCCCACTCTCCCTTTACCAACACGTCACAATCTCAATAGCAACAAACGCTATAATTCCGCCTACGTTCGTCACGGCCCAATCTAACCAATCAAAATATGTTTTCTTAATAAATTTGTCGTAAAGCTCTTTAAGCAATCCGGCCAGAAAAGCTAAAAGCATTCCGGCCAGTGAAGCTTGAACATTGAAATTCAAGTACCTCTGAATAAACAGGATAAGGAAATACCCGACAATACAAATGACAAATCCCGCTATGAAATGCTTAATCTTATCGTTCATTTTAATTTGTCCTTTTCTCCGCGTCCCCAGGCGCGGCATTCTTCAACGTATGCGTTGTAAGCTGATGTTTCTTCGCTTGGTCCAATGCGCAGCATTTTTATTTCGTCATTGACTGTGTATCGTTGGCGGATCATTTCAACCACCTCTTCATTAATTAATGCTACCGATGGATGTTCCGCTTCGATGAGAACTATTTGCGGTGGCTGGGGCGGTAGGATAATGCCATCAGGAACTCTCACATAAGTATATCCGGCAATGGTAGCCAGTTCCTGAACACGTTCAACGTTTTCGCCCAGTAAATTATAATCCGGTTCAAGTAGGCAGTAGGTTGTAATGTTGTCTGTAATTTTCCGGTATTTGTATATTTTTGCCATTTGCAATAGCCTCCTTAATTATTTTCAGCATGTAATGCAGGGAATTGGTTTGCTTCGCATGTCCCAGTAGTGAATTGATGGCTTCTTGCTTCTGGGCTTTGACCGTGCGCCGAAATTTGTAAAGGCTATATTTTCTAATTACGATCAGTGTGCGCCACATCCGGTATCCGCAGAAATTAACACCCTTGCGAACCTTAGCGATTGTGCTTTTAGAAAGTGCCAGGCCTAAAATATTTTTTAAATACTCAATAATCATCTGGTGAAGAGCAAGTCCCTGATCGCGCGTTATGCCGATCAACATAAAATCATCAACGTATCGGACATAATGCTTTATTTTAATAATGCGTTTAATAAAGTGATCCAGCGGATTGAGGTATATCAGGGCGTAAATCTGACTTAATAGATTTCCGATGGGAATGCCCTGGGGTGATTCCATTTCGGCGAACATCATCATGACATTGATAAGTCTCTGGTCTTTTATTTTGCGGGCAATCAATTTGCGCAGGATAAGGCGATCTATGGAATAAAAGAATTTACGTATATCCAGTTTTAAAATGTATTCATCGCCCGTGTGTTGCTGCATGGCTTTGCGGGCATACTTTGCCGCTTTGTGAGTGCCGTAACCTATGCGGCAGGCAAATGATTGGCTGATAAAAGAACGGTCAAAAACATCATAAATAACTCGATAGATTGCGTGCTGAACAACCACATCGCGGAAAGTCGGCGCGTGGATCACGCGGCGTTTCGGATCAACAATAATAAATTGGCTATAAGGACCGGGGCGATACGTGCCATCATGCAGGGAATTGTAGATATCGGCTAGATTTGTTCCGACGCGCCGTTCAAATTCAAAGCAACCGTGGTGGGTACGTTTCCCACGTCGGGCATCGAGGTAGGCCTGATAAAGATTTTCCATACTGAATGCCTTATCAAATAAATTCCCGTATCGTTTCATTTCCTTTTCCTTTTTACCTCTGGTCTTCGGTTTCCCTACCAAAAAGAGATTGTTGACAGATTTCGCGTAACGCCGGATAACATATCCCTGTGGCTCCACTATCCTCATCTAAGGTTTGAGGTTTGAGCCGTAGTCGAGGCGAAACCCCACATTGTTGTTCGAGTTCGTGCGGTTATTGTTCCAATTGGAATTCCAGACACCGGCATTCGTGCTGTTGTTCCAATTCCCGGACGAAATCAGGCACATTTAATATGCTACCCGTTACCAGCGCTTATCCTCCTTGATCTTTTGAATCCACCCGCCGATCATCCGGCCCAGTTCGTCTACCATCGTATTTATCGCCAGGTACCTGTGCTGTGCCGTGTCCTCACGCGGGTCCTTTACTTCCTTGCCCGATATAAAATTAAAATATCCCAGTTCATTTGCCAGGCATAATTGCATCCGCAGTTTTTCGTGAGTAATATCCAAATCCGTTAAAGTGGTTTTCTTAAAATATCTTTTCTGTGCTTCTGAAATAAGATCGTATATCTCGTAAGCCGTATTCCTTATTCTGTTGGCCAAAGCGTACTTCTCGTGCTTTGGAAAATGATTTAAATAAATGTTCAGCAATTTTACAAACTCCATATATTTTCTGTTTAGTTGCGCTTCGCTATTGGCGCTCATTCAATTCCTCGCTATCGCTCGGTTAATCAGGGTAACAGGCGAGGCGAAACCCCACACTGTCGCCCGAGCTCGCGCGGTTATTGTCCCAATCGGAAGACCAGACACCCGCAAGCGTGCTGTAGACCCAATTCCCGGACGAAATCAGGCACAATTCGTTACGTATATATTGATAATAATAATCCTTACCAAAAAGATTGGTACCGGTTGCATCAACTCCGG